GATGATGGTGTCAGCCAGGACGCCCTCGTACTCGATCGGCCAGGCGTGCGGGTAGCCGGCCTCGCAGATGCGGTAGGACTTGTCCACGAACCCGCCCATCATGTTGTTCCACAGCGAGATCAGGCCAATCAGGTTGTCCGGTGGCGGAAGCCACGCCGGCTTGCTGGTGCTGCCGCCGGTCTGGAGCACGCTGCCACGGGTCAGGTCGTCCACATGGCTGGCCGTGCCGCTGGTGATCTCGGCGATGCGCTGGAACTCCCCGCCATCGGTGGAACAGTAGATCCGGCGCTTGGTAATGCCGTGCGAACCGCTGGGCACCGCGTCGAAACTGTTCAGCGTCACCACAGAGTTGGGGTTGACCGTGATGGTCGTGGTCGTCGGGTTGGGCGCCGACTCGTCGCCGTTGGCGCGCAAGAAGGTATCGAGGTACACCCGGATCTCTTCGGTCCCGGTGCCGGGGGTCGTCTCCGTCGCCGTCATGTCGGTGTCAGGGTAGGGAACCCCGGTGTCGACCCATGAGGCAGGGTAGGGCTCGGAACCGCCCAGCAGCGTGTTGTCGGTGTATTTGGGCAGCGTGCCGTCAGTCGAGTAGGTGCGCTCGGTGGTGTCCTCGGCAATCAGGCTGCGCACGAAGTCCGCATCCACGCTGCGGGTGATCCAGTATTGCGAGTCGCTGGCCGTGTTGCGACCGATCCGATACAGGCTGATCTGCTGCGCGATGCCGCTGGTGAAGGTGTACGCCACATCGGCCGCCGGCAACCCGCGAAGGTCGCTGTGCGTGGTGTCCATGTTGCGCGCGTCGACCCCCACCCCTTCAGGCAGGTTGGTCTTCGGGTTCTTCTGCGTGTTCGCGCCGAGGAACGCCTGTGCGACTTGAATCAGCGCCATGTCAGTACGTCCTCACGCGCAGCGGCCGGCGGCGGATTGGGCCGGTCTTCACGGAGCACTCGCGGGCGCCATCGTCGAACCGGCCTTGGTGGTACAGCGCCTGCGTCGGGTTGCTCCACGTCTTGCCCACCTGGGTCATCATCGCGGCGATGGCGCCGTGCGCGATCGGCGTGCGCCAGCGGTTGTAGATGACGGTCGGCAGATCCTCGCTTTCCTCATTGGGCGCAAAGGCCACCGTGCCTGTCACCACGACTCCCGAGGTGGACGGGAGCGGCGTCAGGCGCACGGCCTCGGTGCCGGCCAGGCCGATCTTCCACACGCTGTCGCTCTCGCTGGGCATCTGGTCTTCAGCCTCGCCAGGAACTTCGATGTCCACCTCGGTGCCGTCCGCAAGGTAGGCGCTGATGACGGCCACCAGTTCAGTGCCGGAAGGCAGGCCTGCGTCGTACTCTTCCTGATCCGCCACTGTGGTCAGGATTTCGGTGTTGCGCTGCTGCCAGACCTGGGTGATCCGGCAGAAGTCGCGCACCGCCTGCTTCAGCCGGTACTCCACCTCGAAGATGGGCGCTCCCGGAACGTAGAGCATCACGTCACGGTTCAGCACGCTGGTCAGCGTGGTGTCGTAGGGGTCAACGATGATCGGCATGTCACATCCTCAAGAAGAAGGCCACCATTCAAGCGCTGATTCTTTGAACCGCATCGCAAACGAACCGCCGGCAGCCAGCACTCGGGAAGCCGATCCGATGATGTTGTGCCCTGCGGTAGTGGCGGCCGATGAAAGCGTCATGGTCAGCCCCGTTACGCCGCCCCGGGAGATCACCGCGTACCTGGCGCCATCTTCCGGGTTGGTCGGCAGTTCAAGCGTGTGGGTGGCAATCACTGAAGCGTTGTTCAGGATCGTCTCCACTTGCTTGTCAGGAACCACGGTTGTTCCAGCATCGACCGCCGTTGTGGTGGCTACCGTCTGTGCCCAAATCAGGCGGGCCGGTCGATTGAACAGCACCGGCCCGTTGAACTTGGAATCTCCATCGCCGACATGCAGCGTGTATGCCTCAAGCGCCGCCGCATCACCCAAGCCAACCGCCATCGTGCCGCTGAAGCGGTGAGAGGTGGTAGTGGGGTCGATCGCCTTGTAGGTGCAAGTTCCACCCGTTGCGGCATAGATTGGCACCGCATTTGTCGTGTGCCATGGCTTGAGCAAGTCGGGCGATTCAGAGGTGGCGCTGGCGTACTCAATATAGCCGGCTGCGTCATCGGTGAAGGTCGCCAGATACTCGAACCGCTCTCCATTGGAGTTGGAGTTGTAGTTGTTCAACCCGATGACAACATTCTTGTAGCCGCGCACTCGGATGAACGCATTGCACGTCACGTCAGCGCTGCCGGCCGTCACCCCGTCTGCCGTCAGAATGCCCTTGCCGGGTCTGAAGTCGTTGCCCATGATCGACATGCTGCGCACGTCAAATGTGGTGCCATTCAGACTCACCGTGTCATTGAACACGTTTCCGACCAGGGTGATGCCGTTGCAGTTCTGCGCGTGCAGCGCCAAAGCGTCATTTGAGCGGGCCGCCGCCTTGGCCGCGAAGATGTTGCAGCCATGGACGATCAACCCAGAGCACGCGCCGCCGTTGATGGCGTGCCCCGTGCAGGCCCCGGCGCCGCCATCGGTGAGCACCGGGTCATTGCCGCCCACATAGAGCCCTTCAGCCACGGTTACCACAGTCGACCCGCTCAAGATGCCATGGCTTGTGGTGCGCCACCGGCCATTCAGCATCAGGCGTTGGCGGTCCGCGCGAACATTGATGCCGGTGCCAGAGAAACTGTCCACCTCGATATTGCGCCCGTGGAAGGCAGAGTAGCCGCTGGAGTCGCCGTCTGGCGCATAGGTGGCGTAGTCTGGATCAAGGTTGCCGTTCTCGCAGTAGATCCCGTAGGCTTCGAGATTCGACTGGTTGGCTTTGTTGCCGGCCAGGATGATGTCTTCAAGCACTGGCATCCAGGCGCTGGGGCCGTCCGATGACCGAGCTCGCGCCAAGATGTAGATGAGCGCTCGCACATTGGCCGGGCCGATAGCGGTCGCATTGGCCTTGAGCGTCAAGACGGTGCCAGCCCGATTGCTTCCCGCCAGACTTATGGACGGGTGCCACAGGATTGAGTCGGCCACGAAACTTCCGTGCGGCAGCACGATTTGTCCAGAGCGCAATACCCCGCTGGCCACCGTGCCGGTCGTGTGTTCAAGAATTTCATACACCCAATCCTGCAGCCCTGCGGTGATGTCCGTTCCGTCCGCGCCCTCGAAGATGCCGAACCACTCCGGGTTCAGGTACTTGCCGCCGCCCACACACACGTCATCGCGGGTGACGGCTTCCAGAACACCGGCTTTCTCGACGGTGATCGAGTACATGCCGTCCGGTGCGTAGAAGCTGAATTGCCCCTTCGCGTCGGTGGTCAGCACATGCGAGGTGGTCGTGGTTCCAGCGCGCGTGGTGTAGAGCGTGGCGTCGTCGCCGTTCCAGCGCTCCACGGTCACGGTGGCGCCGGAGATCCCGTTGCCCTTCTTGTCCTGCACCACGTCGTAGAAGCGTGCCAGCATGGTCATGCCCCCACCGCTTTCATGTCGCTGGCCCTGTCGCTGCCGGCGATGTTCTGGCCGCGGATGCCAAGCGAGCCCTGGAACAGGTTCCAGTACGTGGCCGCCGCCTGCGGGCTCTTGGTGTAGGTCGCGTCCTTCGAGTAGAAGGAGAACAGCACGAAGAACTGCAGCGCGTTGGCGTAGGTGTCATCCAGCGTGATCGCTGCGGCGATGCTGGCGGGGTCAGCCGGCGAGTCGGCGGTGATGATCTCCAGCTTGCCGGCGGCCGACAGGATGGCCGGGTAGATGTAGAACGCCTTGGGGTCTTGGTCATCGAAGTACCAGTGCACCGCCTCGCTGGCTGTGGCCGAGTGCCAGGTGGGCACTTGGTCATCGATCTCGGCCCGGTTGCGCTTGGTGATCGCCCGGCCGCGCACCGTGCCGGCGGCGTTGTAGTTCGCCACCACGTCAAGCACCTGAATCGCTGAGGTGAGCCCAAGGCCGGTCAGTGTCTGCCTGGTGCCGGCTACCACGGTCGGAGTCGAGCGCACGGCGTAGGAGCGCGGGAGCTGGTTCACGATCTCGCGCTGGCCGTCGCAGATCCACCCGAAGGCCTCGGCAGTCGGCCAGCGCACCGCGGAGCCGCCGGTCGCCTCGTTTACTTTGGTCCAGGCCTTGTCGGCGATGGACTGACAGGTGATCGTTCCCAAGGCGCTTCTCCAATGAAAAAGCCGCCCGGAGGCGGCCTATGTGGTTGAGGGGAGTGTTGAGGGGAGTCGTCTTGACTGTCATCCGCCGCCGCAGACGAAAGCGTCGGCGTATTCCAGCGTGGTCGTCTCGGCGCCGCTGGCCTTGGCGGAGCGCACCGTGATCGTCTTGCCTGCCGAGCTCAGGTCGCGTGTCGCGGTCTGGATCGTTCCGCTCGAAGTGCCGTAGCCAGCCGTGGTGTTGGCCATCGCTACCTGGGTGCTCGCCGAGTTGCGCTGGTGGACCGTCGTGAAGCTGTGGAGCATCGCCGTCGTCGTCACCGTGTTGGTGTACATCGTTGAGCCGTCCACCTCCACCGTGTAGACCTTGTTGTTGGCGCTGTTGGTGTGCGTCCACCCGAACTCGACGCGGATGTAGTCGTTTGGCCCCATCGCCGGCAGCGTGGCGGTGAACGCGGTGTTCGTCGCGGTGTCCGCCGCGGTGGTCACTGCAACGTGCGAATACGCCAGCAGTTGGCAGGACTTCGCCAACCGCCAGGCACTGCCGTTCCATACCTTCTTGATGCTGTTTCGGTCGGTGAGGACGGCCTCCTGCCCCGTGTAGAGCCCGGTCTTGGCCAGCACGTTCGCCTCGGTGTCGACAAGCACCGAGACGGCCTGGTAGCTGGCCGCTTGGCCGGTGATGGCGCCAAGCGCCAGGAACGCAAACAGGGCGAGTGATCGCAGGTAGTGGCTCATGGGTGCCTCGCTGTCAGGGAATGAAACGCATGGCGTAGGAGAAGTTGCTGCTGATGACCGGCAGTTCCTCCAGGGTGAAGTTGGCGATGCCGTCGTCAAGCAGGCCGCCCGTGTTGACCGTGGCGCACAGGTAGCCGAACGGGTAGTTCACCTTCGTGCGCGCCACCCCATCCATCCGCATGTGGGTGCGGACGGCCGGGTCCACCGCGTCGCAGGCCCAGTTCGGCACGATCTCGATTTGCCCCATCACGCCCCACTCGAAGCGCAGGTTCTTCGGTGTGTCGCAGATGTGCTTGGCGCAGTCCAGCACCATCAGGTTGGTCGCGCCCACCCGGCCGATGTAGCGCGCGATTCCGCCGCCGCCGACGATCTTGACCAGGCCCTTGCGGTCGTCGCCGCCGGTCGCGGTGATCTTGATGAGGTAGTTGTAGGGCGTGACAACATCGTTGCCGCTGACGCCGAACTTGCACCCGAACAACTCCACCATGTCCGCCGACTGCGCCTCGAAAAAGCAGTCTGGCGTCTGGATGGAGTCGTACTTGAAGTGCACGAAGGCGAACTGCGCCTTCGAGTTGATGTAGCGATTCGCCGCGTTCTCGTTCTTCCCGATGAACAGGGTCTTGCCTTCGACCGTGCCACTCTTGATGACGCATCCATTCGTGGCTCCGGTGATCTTCAGCGTCGGATCGGCATTGCAGTCGGAACGCCGCCACAGGTCGAAGGTGTCCATCTCCACCGCAGCCGCGTCGATCTCCATCGCGCTGCCCTTGGCCACCGAGCCGATGTCCTTGGCCTTCAGGTCCGAGCCGCTGACGTAGATCCCGCGCCCCCGGCTTCCTTCCTGGCGCAGTCGGTACGCCACCAGTTTGTCGTTGCCGCTCGCAAAGTGGATGCCGTCGTCCTTGGCGCTGTACACAGTGACGTTGCGCATCGTGTGCAGCGTGGCGCTCCCGGCGCGAACCGGCGCATAGAGCCCGTGCAGCGTGGCCGGCGACACCATCGCCTGCGTCGCGCTGGCGTCGATGTCCAGATCCTCGATGACGCCCTGGCCGGCAATGCCGCCGCTGGAAAGGAAGTCGTTGCCGATCGTGATGTAGCCACCGACACCGCCGCCCCGGTCCAGCAGCACCGCATCGCTGGCCAGCGTCAGGATGGTCGAGCCCTTGATGCCCTTCAGGGTCTGCGCCTGCGAGAGCGTCAGGCCGGCGGTCGTCACCCGGGCCGCGGGCAGTTGCACGATCCGGCCAAC